ATGGCATCCACGGCTCTGCTCTCTTCCTGCACCTGGCCGACTTTCTGCCGGAGCTCGTCCATGCTCTTCGCCTCGTGCAGATCCGCCAGCATGGACACCACCTGTGGATTGTCCTCGTCCAGATCCTGCATCAGCTGCCGGACTTCCTCCGTCGTGCTGTTCAGTTTCTTCGCGCTCTCGTTCATGAAAGCGGCGTAGTAGGGATTGTCCGTCCCCAGCTCCGTCATCTGGTTTACGACATCCAGCGGTGTGGCATCCATGATCTGCGCGCTCTCGTTGATGGCGCTCCTCATGTTGTAGCTCTGCACCGTGGAGCTGCCCACCGTGGCCAGCGCGCCGCCTGCAAAGGACAGGAGCTCCTGCTGCACCACGGCCTTCATGGTCTCCAGCACGGGATGCTCCGCTCCCGCGTCCTTGTAATAATTGAAGGTCCGCCGGATGAAGCTCTCGTCCGTGCCGCACACCAGATCCACCAGCAGGTTCACGCCCTCGTTGCCGACATCGGACATATTTTCCTCGACGCCTTCGGGGATCATGCCCAGCACCACGGTCTTCAGCAGGTTCAAAGGATTTGACTTGACGTTCTTGATGATCCAGTCGCCGCCGACTTTCTCCGACGCCCACTCGATGCCGCCGCGTGTCAGGCCCAGCGACATGGCACCCAGGTCACTGTATCCCTTGTTCTTGCTCTCGGCCACGCTGGCAGCCGCGACTTCGCTGGACATGATGGTGCTCGTGATGAGGTTCGTCATCTTCATGAGCGCTGTCCCTGTGAGCCCGCCCATGGCGCCCAGCCCTCTGGCCACCAGCATGTTCATCGCGCTGTCGCCCGCCGCCGTGCCTGCGTTATAAAGGAACTGGCCCACGCCGCCCATCGGTTCGGCGATGCTCTCGCGGATGTTCTGCGTCACCATGGTCGGCTGCCGCAGGCGGGAGTTGGGATCAATGCCTCTGCCGCTCGCCGTCCGGATCGCGTCCTCCACCAGTGCCCCCGCGCCGGCCATGCCGCGCACCGGAGCCCCGGCAATCGTGGCCGCCGTCATCAGTGCTTTTGTCCCCGCGTTCCTGTTTGCCGCTTCCTCCATGGTCTTGTTGATGCCGCTGGCCCACTGTGCGTTGATCTCCGGCTCCAGCTCGGTCAGGAAGTTGTTGGCTTCCTTCTTGCCCTTGGTGTTGTAGAGGTAATTGTAGACGCCCACTTCATCCTTGGTCAGGAGTGCCCACTTCTGCAGCGTGGTATCTCCTGTCCCGGAGACTGCGTTCATATCCGCCGTTTCCCGGAAACCGTTGATGTCGTTGATGTAGTCGTATCGCTGGTCGGTGCCGATCAGTTTGATCTTGCTCCCGGTCGGTGCGGACTTCTCCGCATAGTCCGACTTCGACAGGATGTCCGCGTACTTGCTTCCGTACAGAGAACTCTCCCGCGCGTCCGTGCTGCTGTAGACGTTTCCGAACGTCGGGCTCTCCGTCCTCTCCGTGCTGAGCTGTCGCTGGTTCTCCAAATAGTCGGACACAGCAGGGGATCCCGTCCCGCTGCTGTCTTCTCTCTTTCCTGTGAGGTTTCGGTTTACCAGCTGCCTGGTCAGCGTGCCCGGATTGTCCTTGTCCGCCTTCCATTCCCCCAGCTGGAGTCCGTTCTTCTCCTGTTCCTGTTTGACATGTTCTTCCGTCGCGAGGTTGCCCGCGTCGTTCTGTACCTTCTGTGTGATCGCCTGCTGTTTGGAAGTCGCAGGGGCCAGCTGCTTTTCAGTACTGACCCCGTTGACCGCATTGACAGCCGACATAGCCTCAGTGGCTTTGAACTGTCCTGCCATAGCAATTCTCCTATCTGTTCTTCTTTACCGCCAGTCCGGACCCGCTGCTCTTGCCTGCGTTGCTCGCCGCTTTCACGCCGGCCGCAACGGCTCCGCTCGTTCCGGTGCTTACCTTCGGAAGGTTTCCTGCCCCGCCAAGGAAGGTGCCGCCGCCACTGGAGGAGGAGCTTCCGGAGGATGCGCTCTTTCCGATGTCGCTGCTTCCTTTGCTCCCTGTTCCAGATGCCTTAGCCGCTCCGGCGCTCACCGCTCCGGAAGAACTCGGCGTCTCGTTCAGCTGGTTCAGCAGCGCCTGTCTGGCTGCCGCTTCCGCCTCTGCCTTCTGCTGCGCGTCGGTTGCCAGCTTCTGTGCGTACTGGTTGCCGGTGGTCTTGGCCACGTTTGCGTAGCGCTTCGCCGCTTCCTCCGAGGAGATCAGGCCGCGCTGCTGGTCGCTCTGGATGGCCAGCACATCTGCCATGCCGCCGGTGCTTCCCGGCTTTGCGACTTCCTGCTTCATGGCCACGTAGGTCTCCTGGTTGATGTCGTTGCGCTGCTTGGCCTGGTCGAGGTAGGTGTTCATGGCGGTCTTGGCCGCTCCCTGCGTCACCAGTCTCGTGGTCAGGTTGCCCTTGGCGTCGTAGGCCGGGACCGTGACCAGTGCCTTGTTCGTGCTTGTGGTCTCCGGTGCCGAGGTCATGCTGGTGGATCCCTTGTACGATCCGTAGCCGCCGCCTCCTCCGCCGCCTCCGGATCCGGCATCCGCCACGGCCGAGTTTCCGAGATAGTCGGCCAGCACGCCCGTCACCTGTCCGGTCAGCTGGTAGATCTTCAGCGCGTTGTCGAACTCCTGCTGTGCGTCCGTCACGGCGTCGCGGTCTCTCTGATACTCCGCGTTCAGCGCGTCGAGGAAACGCTTGTAGTCGCTCTCATCCTGCTGCTGGTAGCCGGACAGGTTCTTCCGCAGGATGTCGAGGCCGTTGTTGAACTCCGTCAGCTTCGTGCTCCGGTCCGCTCCCAGTGAGCTGAAAGACTGCAGCAGGTTGTTGAACTCGTTGTTGTACTCATCCAGTCGCTGAGCCCGCAGCTCCGGAATCTTGTCGGCCAGCATCGCCGCGTAGTAGTTCGCCTGCTGCTGTGCCACGGTGTCGGACCAGCTGGAGGTCCTGCCGCCGGTTGCCGCTGCCGCCTGCGCGATGGCGTTGGCCACGGCCCGGTCGCCTTCCCGGTTGTACTGTTTCTTGAAGGCGGAGAACAGGGGATCGGTCTCGTAGTCGTAGCTGAACTCCTTCTGGTTCACAATCCTGTCGAGCAGCCCCTTGTAGTCGTCCTCCTTGTCGTACTTGAAATCGCCGTAGTTGTCGATCTTCTTCTGAAGATCTCCGATCTTGCTGCCGTAGCTGGTAGCATAGGTCCGGCTTCCAGGATCTCCCGTCCAGTAGGAGCCGTAGTTTTTCCGGAGCTGATTGATCGCCTCGTTCACCAGCAGCTGCTGCTCGTTGGTCTTGGCGTTGCCCAGGTCCCGCTTCAGCGTGACCAGGCTCAGTCCGTACTCCGGATATTTCTGTGCCATGCTCAGGTCGTTGGAATCGAAGGAATCCATCAGGCCCGCGCTGGTCGCAGCCTTTGTGAAGTCGTCATAGGTATATGCCATTTCGTCCTCCTTACTGTCTTCCCGGCAGACTCTTGTACGGGCTGCCGATGCTGACCTCTCTCGTGATGCTGTAGACTCTGCAGCCGCCCTTGCCCTCCAGCTTCAGCCGGTAGTGATCCGCTCTTCTCGGCACAATCGCAAGGTAGTAACTCCGCTTTGTCTCTTCTTCCAGTTTTCCGTCCTGCGGCTGGAACCAGTCTCCGTCGGAGTCCACCTTCAGCCACACATTGCAGTATGCGTCATCGTCCAGTTCCATCCGGATCAGGAGCTTCCGCATGTCCTTCTTGTCCGGGCTGTCGTCCACAAAGTCCGTGAACTCCGCCTCCCACGTGAAGTCCGCCTCGTCCGTGCTTCCCGACGGCGCGTCGAGGATGGTCCCCGTAATCCAGATCTTATTCTTGTCGTCCAGATAGTAGAGGTTCCCGCCGGAGTTGGCGAAGTACAGGACTTTCGTGTCGTCCTCCTCATGCCACAGCCCCTTCATCGTGTCGTACACGAACAGGTGGCTCTTGCTCTGCATGTCCTCCATGCTGATGTAGTACTTCATGCCGTCGCTCCCGCCGACGGCGTTCTTGTACCGCTCGTCCCCGAATGCCCTGCTGATCATGGTGGGAAGCCCGCCCTTGTGCAGACAGACGCCGTTTCGGTTCAGATAGAGGAGGAAGTCTCCGGCCACAGCCATGCTCGCCCCGGATCCCGCTGCCACGCCCAGCACGGAGCTGGACAGGATCTCGTAGTTCGACGGCTGGCTGCCGTAGACTTTGTACACCCGCTCGTCCTTGCAGAAATATGGATAGCCCCGGAAGGCGATGCAGCCGTTGAAGTCTCCCGTACTTCCGGTGTCGGTCACGAAGCTGTCGGTGTCCAGCCCGTCGAAGACATTGAAGTTGAAAGGATCTCCCAGCTTGCTGACGTAGATGGTCTTGTCCACGTATCCCCACAGTCGGTTCTCGTTTTCCATCATGCCTTCCAGCGCCGGCACCTTCCGCTCGAACTTGATGTTCGCGTCCGTCACGGTCCCGTTGGTGAAGCTGTTCTCGTAGAAGCGCATCTCGTGCCCGCTGATTTCCCGCACGATGATGGTGATGTTGTTCGCCGCAATGCTGCAGCCGGAGATGGTGATGGCGTCGCCTTCTCGGAAGTAGTCTCCCCAGTTGATGACCGCGCTGTAG